AAGAAAGAAAATCAATAAGAGAAAGATTGCTAAAATTAAAGCTAAATAAATAAATACATTAAATACGTTATATAGATATGGAAAAAGTAAAAATCAGTAAAGTAGTACCTAACAAAAACAATCCAAGAATAATTAAGGATCAAAAGTTTAAAAAGCTGGTTCAATCTATAAATGAATTTCCAGAAATGTTAAGGCTAAGACCTATCGTAGTTAATAAAGATATGGTAGTGCTTGGTGGTAATATGAGATTAAAAGCTTGTGCAGAAGCTGGACTAAAAGAAGTTTGGATCCTAAAAGCAGATAAACTTACTGAGGATCAGCAAAAAGAATTTATAGTAAAAGACAATATAGGGTTTGGAGAATGGGACTGGGATATATTGGCTAATGCTTGGGACACTAAAGAATTACAAGACTGGGGTATGGACGTATGGAATCCATCACTTGAATCTGATTATACACCAGAGTATTTGCCACCAACCGACAACAAACAATTAACAGAAGAAGAATACAATAAAAGAAAAGAACAATTAGATTTAAAAAACTTTGAAGTAAATAAAGACTTTATTGATTGCCTATGTCCAAGTTGTTTTCACGAATTTAAAGTAGAAAAAAAATAATGAGTATTACATTAGCACAAGCGACAATGACATTATGGAAGACTAAATTTACCTTTGCTAAGAGTATGCCTAAGATACCACACGAATGGTCTGCAAGACAAGACTGGTGGAGCGATGAAGCATTTGAAGAAATTGTTATGTATATAAGAGAGAACGGTGTTAAAGAAAAGTTTTGGAATAAAGAATACACATACTTTTATGCAAATGGATATAAGTACTGGACAATGGGAAACCCATTACATATAACTAAAATAATAAATAGAGCAAAGGTAGATGACAATTAAAACAACCTACGATATAAATTCTTTATGTAAAGATTTAGTAACCCTTTCTAAAAAAGAGGGATTACTTTTTTCTAAGAACATAATGTTTTTTGTTGTGTATATGAAATCTAAACCTATTGCTTTTTTTGGTTTAAAGATTATGACAAATAGTGCTATTATAAAATGTGATTATGTAATAAAATCTGAAAGAGGAAATAAACTATTACAAAAAATGATTACCTTTAGGCTTAATTGGTTACGAATATATAAGCCAAAGATTAAAAAAGTTACCGCTAACACAACACAAATGGCAACTAACTCACATCTAAAATCTGGAGCTAAGATAATAAAGAAATACAATAACAATATAACTAAAGTACAATATGAAATATTATAGCAAAAATAATGTTTACGAAGAAGCAATAAATAGAATAGAGTTTTTGTTTGATGAATTTGAAGAAGTTATTGTTGGGTTTTCTGGTGGAAAAGACAGTACCGTTACACTACACCTTGCATTAGAAGTTGCTGAAAAAAGAAACAGATTACCATTAAAAGTATTATTTATTGATCAAGAAGCAGAGTGGCAAGGAACAATAGATTATGTAAAAAAAGTAATGTATGATAAACGAGTTGAACCATTATGGTTTCAGATGCCTATTGTAATTACTAACAACGCATCAACAGAGCATAGATATTCTAACTGTTGGGATCCAGAAAAGAAAGACGAATGGCTCCACCCACAAGACAAGATAAGCATAACAGAAAACGTATATAACTGTGATAGGTTTCACGACTTATTTAAAGCAATACTAAAGGTAGATTTTAAAGATAAGAAAACTTGTTACCTTGCTGGTGTAAGAACACAAGAAGCACCTAAAAGACTTATGAGCTTAACCTCTGGTCTCACATACAAGCATATTACATACGGTAAGCAACTAACTAAAGCATTAGGACATTATACCTTCTATCCAATTTACGACTGGGAAATAAGCGATATATGGAAATACATATACGACAACGATGTTGAATACAATAAGATTTACGATGAGATGTATAAGCACGGTGTAACAATTAATAATATGCGTATATCTAACTTACATCACGAAACATCAATTCAAGCATTGTTATTAGTGCAAGAGATAGAGCCAAAGACTTGGAACAAAATAAGCAGTAGGATTGCTGGATCTAATTCAATAAAGCATTTAAAAGAAGATGCCTTTAGTTGCCCAAAAGAATTACCTCCAATGTTTAAGAGCTGGAAAGAATACTTCTATCACTTAAAAGACAACCTTATTAATGAGCAAAAATATAAAGATCAACTGATAAAAAGAATAGATGGTATAAACAAGTTTATGATTAACCAAATAATAGAAGATGATATTTATAGAAATGGAATTAAAACAATACTATCTAGTGACTGGGACTTTACTAAAATGATAAACTTTACAACATCACCAAACTTTCAATCATTAAAGCATTATGTAAATGGAACACTAACAGAAAAAAACATACAAATAAATAGGAAATATAATAAATATACAAAAGGTCTAATATGATAGCTAAAATTAAAAAACACATTAAAGACAATAAATTAACAGAAGAAGAACAAATAATATTCTTTGAAGAAGTTAAGGAGTTAATACACGAAATATCGCCTTTAAAAGAGCAACCAGTAAATAGGGTAAAATGGGTTGATATAAATAAAGTATCACCTAATGACTACAACCCTAATAGTGTTGCTAAAAAAGAAATGGGACTATTGTACACTTCTATATTGCACGATGGTTATACTCAGCCAGTAGTTACTATTTATGATGAGGTCAAAAAGAAGTACATTATAATTGATGGGTTTCACAGATACTTTACTTGCAAAAGCAATAAAGATATTTTAGATAGAAACAAAGGTAGACTTCCTATTGTAGTGTTAAACAAAGATATAAACGATAGAATGGCAAGCACAGTTAGGCATAACAGAGCAAGAGGTATGCATAGTGTAACGGGAATGTCAAGTATGGTATTTAGTATGCTTGAAAATGGCTGGGAAGATGTAGACATCTGTAACGAACTAGGAATGTCTGTTGAAGAACTAGTTAAACTAAAACATATTACTGGCTTTTCTAAGTTATTTGAAGACAAAGAATACAGTAAAGCTTGGGAAACAAAAAATCAAATACTCCTTAAAAAGAAATACAACAATGACAAAATCTGACATATTAAAAGAGAACTTATTAAAAGCACTTGAGAAAGCATTAGGTGTTGTTACAACTGCTTGCCGTAAAGCAGATTGCAGCAGAGAAACATTTTATAAGTATTGCCGAGAAGATGAGGTCTTTAAAGCAGCAGTAGATGATATATCAAATGTAGCAATAGATTTTGCCGAAAGCCAACTGCATAAACAGATTTCTGATGGATCAACTTCGGCAACTATATTTTATTTAAAAACTAAAGCTAAACACAGAGGTTATGTTGAAAGACAAGAAATAACTGGTGCAGAGGGAATGCCTACTAGCTTTCAAATAGAAATAATTGACTCAATTAAAAATAAAGACTAATGTTGTTTATCAACATCTTTTAGAGACTGACACTAAGATTGTAGTTGAACAAGGTGGTACTCGTTCTGGAAAAACCTATAATATAATATTGTGGATCATATTTGAGTACTGCACTAAGAACGACAATAAGATAATAACTATTTGTAGAAAAGCATTTCCCAGTTTAAGGGCAACTGTTATGCGTGACTTTATGAGCATACTACAAGAGCATAATTGTTATAGTGAAAAGTATCATAACAAATCTAATTCTGAATATCACTTATTTGGAAACCTAGTTGAATTTATATCTCTTGATCAACCGCAAAAGATTAGAGGACGTAAAAGAGATTTACTTTTTATAAATGAGGGTAACGAGTTGTACTTTGAAGACTGGCAACAATTAATCTTTAGAACGCAAGAAAGAATTATACTTGACTTTAACCCATCTGATGAATATCATTGGATATATGATAAAGTATTACCTAGAGACGATTGTTCTTTTTTTAAGACAACTTACTTAGACAATCCTTTTGTAGAAGAAAGTATTATTAAGGAGATAGAACTTCTTAAAGATACTGATGAGCAATACTGGCAGATATATGGGCTAGGAGAAAGAGCAGCAAGTAGGAGTACTATATTTAGTTATGTTGAGGTTAATAAGATACCAGACGATGCAGAGCTAATTGCTTATGGAATGGACTTTGGATATACTAATGATCCAACTTCTTTTGTTTCTGTATACACTAAAGATAGAAACCTTTATCTTAAAGAGCATCTATATAAAACACAAATGACAACTAGTGATATAAATAGTTTTCTTAAAAATGAGGGGTTAGAAAATAAACCTATCTATGCAGATAGTGCAGAGCCAAGACTTATTTCTGAACTTAGAAAGATGGGACACAATATACTTCCAAGTATAAAAGGTAAGGATAGTATTAATGCTGGTATTGATCTACTTAAAAGATATAAGATAAATATACTTTCAACCTCAAAAAATGCTATAACAGAATTTAGAAACTACAAATGGAAAGAAGATAAGTCTGGTACGTTAATTAATACACCAGAGGATAAGTGGAACCACATTATTGATAGTACAAGATATGCGACTTACTCAATTCTTTCATCGCCAAACTTTGGTAGGTATGCAATCAATTAAAAATAATTGTTAATATCTTTGTGTATAAGTATATATTTCGTATCTTTGAATATCAGTAATAACTAAAACAAAACAGATATGAAAGACAAAATTAATTTACCAGTAGATGAATACCAAAAGCTATATGCTATTAAGATAAGGTTAGAAACCTACTTTAGTTATATGGAAGATGACAGAGGTGTGTTAAAACATATAGCACCAACATTTATAGAAGATGCTAAAAAATACATTAAAGAATACAACGAACTAACAAACGATAGAAAATATGTATAGTAATTGTTGTGGTGCTGAAGCATCTTATTTAAGTGATGAAATATGTGGCGAGTGTTTAGAACACGCTTGCTTTAATGAAATAGAAGAATAGATATGAAACAGATAGTAGATAAATTCCTAATTAAAAGAAGCATCAGACCATATAAAGTAGTACCTTTAAGTACTGGTGTAATTGTAGAACATTATCGTAATGGTAAACTTAAAACAGAATATTATGGATTGGTATAGCCCACCCGAATACAAAGATTATGAATGCACAGAATGTGGTGCAGAAATAGACCACGAGGGGGTTTGCTCTGGCACTTGTCACGAAGCAAGTATGATTTAGTAGTTAAGTAAGTTTGATTAAAAGGTGCATCAGAAATGGTGTACCTTTTTTTATTATATTTACCTTACTATAAAAAACCATTTTAAAAACGTTATATAAGTATGAATATCAATATTACAGTACCAAATGATTTAAGTGAAATTACTTTAAGGCAGTACAAGCACTTTCTTAAAATACAGAAAAATGTAGATGATGAGAGTTTTTTAAATGCAAAGATCATTGAGATATTTTGCAAGTTAAAGCTTGAGGATGTAATGAGATTAAAGTTTAATGATACTGAACTAATAGTAAGTACACTTACAAAAATGTTTGATCAAAAGCCTAACCTAGTAACAAACTTTAAACTAGACAAAGTTAACTATGGTTTCCATCCACAACTAGATGATCTAACTTTAGGTGAGTACATAGATTTAGATACCTTTATAGGAGACTGGGAAAATATAGAAAAAGCAATGGCAGTTTTATATAGACCAGTAGTAAACAAGATAAAAGACAAATACACAATAGAAGAATACAAAGTGGGTGTGGATCAAGA